CGCCTTCGTGATGCCAGGCGCACAGCGCTACGACCTTGTCCTGGCCGAGCTGCTTCTGCCCATGCAGGTCGCCGAGGTTGCGGTGGTGGATCTGCGTGGCGCCTGGCTGGCGGCGTGGCTGAAGGCCACGGTCGATGCGATATCGGCACACCACGCAGCCGAGTTCGAGCGCGGCGTCCTGATATTCCTGCTGTGCGGCGGTTGGTCGCCCGATGGCGCGGTGCCTGCGTCTCATGCTGCGCTCCTGTTGGTCCCAGCGAGTTCCCAAAATTCCCCGCGCACCTCGTCGAGCATCACATGCGCGTACTTGGCGCCGATGTGTTCGGTAATGCCGCTGAACAGCTTTTCGAACTCGTCGTGCTCCATCTCGTCGAAGGCTAGGCTCTGCGCCTGCTTCACCACGAGCCGGCCAACGCCAGGGACGTCGATCTCCAGTTCCTCGCAGCACACGCCGGACTCGCGCTGCAGGCGCTTCACCGCGTCGTGGCTGCCGAGCTGCTCCCACCCTTCGACGTTGTCGACCATCAGCTGGCCGATCTTGTGGATCAGGCGATGCTTCCATGCTTCACGTGGAGCCTTCAGCTCGGCGCGTACCTCTCGACCGACATGGAAGCGGCGCTCCTTCAGCAGGCGGGCGTCGATCTCGTTTGCGGGACGGAGCGCGCCGACCAATTCGCCAGTCTCTGGATCTACCAGACGGCACACGATGAAGTACACCGCACGACGGGCTCGCTTCTGCCGGATCTTCTTCTGTGCGGCGGTCATGCTCATGACTCACCCGCCGCGGCGTCTGCACCGCGATTACCAGCGGTCTTGCGGAAGCCCTTCGACTTGGCCGGCTTTCCTTCCTTCTCGGGCGGAGGCTCCGGTTCCCAGTCAGTCGGCAGGTTCTCGAACCGGAAGCGGTCAGGCCTATAGCGAACGCGCACTTCGCCAGAAGGACCATTTCGCTGAAGCGCGACGATGATCTCCGCAGTTCCCTTCCAGGGTGAGTTCTTGTCGTAGACCTCATCGCGGTAGATGAAGATCACGGCGTCGGCGTCCTGCTCGATTGCGCCGGAGTCGCGAAGGTCAGCTGGGATCGGACGCTTGTCCGGGCGCTTTTCCAGGTCGCGATTCAACTGCGACAGAAGGATGATAGGAACGCCTATCTCGCCCGATAGCAGTTTGAGTGCACGGCTTACGTCGCCTAACCCCTGCGCGCGGTTGTCGCCGCTGGTGGTCATGAGCTGCAGGTAGTCGATGACGATCAGGCCGAGCGGCGTGCGCGCATGCTGACGACGAGCCTGCGCCACCACATGCTCGACACGAGCTGACCGCGGACGAGTCATGTAGAGCGGCGCCCCGCGCAGCTTCTTCACCGCCCGCGTGACGTTTGCCCAATCGCAATCATCCAGTTCGCCACGGCGCACACGGTGCCCATCCACGTCGCCCTGCGAAGAGATCATGCGGTCGCCCAGTTCCTCGGGCTGCATCTCGAACGAGAAGATCGCGGCCGGCTTACGCAAGATCAACGCCACGTACTCGGCGACATTCAGAGCGAGCGTGGTCTTGCCCATCTTCGGGCGCGCGGCAAGGACGTAGAGCCCAGGCTTCAGGCCGTTGATCAGCTCGTCCAACTCGGTCAACCCGGTGGACATGCCGGCGATGCCACCCCCGCGGTTGTACCGGTCGGTGAGGTTGTCGAAGACGCGCCCCATCACGTTGCCGACGTCGACCAGGTCGCACGGTTCGGTCTGCAGGAGTTCCGACACGCTGGTCAGCGCTTCGCCGATCACCTCGACGCTGTCACGGCCTTCGGGATTGAAACCCGAATTCACCATGTTCGTGCCGACGTCGATGACGCGACGCAGGCGAGCCTTGTCAGCCACGATCTCGGCATAGGCGCGGATGTTTGCCGCGCTGGGTGTGGTGTTCGCGAGTTCGATCAAGTACGCGCCGCCCGCGATCTGTTCACCCAGCCCCTGAGCCTCAAACCATTCCCCGAGGGTGACCGGATCGAAGGGACGACGCTTCTTCTCCAGGTGGGCGATTGCCTTCCAGATCAGCGCATGGTCGCGGCGGTAGAAGCTGGATGCTTCCAGCAGATCGGCGATCTCGTCCCAGGCTTTCGGCTGCAGCATCAGCCCGCCTAACACAGCCTGCTCGGCCTCGATGGACTGCGGCGGGATGCGGAGCAAGGCTGCGGGCACGTCGCTGTGGTCGTGGCGTTCGCGCGGCGAGCCGTACAGTGCGGCTTGGGCTTCCAGTTCGGCGTCGAAGCTCATGCGGCGTCCTCGTTCGTGGCCTTGTCGTAGACCTCAAGCATGGTTGCCTCCCGGGTGAGGTACTCGAAGCTCGGGCACCAGTTCGGATGATCGCGACCACCACCCCGCCGCCCGGATTTGTGTTCGTCCTCGTGGCAGGCGGCCCAGTAGTCCCTCCAGAACTCTGCGGTGATCGTCTGGCTGGCGTAGGTCTCGGCGCAGATAGCGCGGGCCGTCCGCAGGCACCTCGACACCTGCTGCTGCCGCTTCTCCCGGCCCACGGTAGCGCTGATGTTCGGCACGCGGCCCCCGTTGGACTTCACCAGCGGCGAGGCGTTGAAGGCCGTGACCGCCTCATCCGTTACTTGGGCCAGGCGCTGAGCACGAGCGGTTTTCAGGTCATCGGCTCGATGGCTGTCACCCAGCAGGTCAGACGGCGCAGCCGTTGACGAAGGCGAAGCCTGCTCTTGATCTTCTGGAGATTGGTGTCTGGTGTCTGGTGACTGGAGAGCATTGCGACCGTTATGCGTTTTGGATGCGTTCGCATTGCGTTCGCATGGTGAATCCGATGCGTTCGCATCGTTAGTGGATGCGTTCGCATCCCAACGGGCCTTGGCACTCTTTTTGGCCTTCTCCCGCTTTTCGATGACCTTGGCGATCTCGCTGTCGGCCCGCTTGTTGTGCCAGCCATCGGATTCCAGGGTGAAGAACTCCTCAAGCACCACCTGAACGGCCTCACGCTCCTCGTCTGTACGCGCGCCGACAAGGCGCTGGACCGCCCTAAGTTCCGCGGGGAGCGCCTTCTCCTCGGCGTAGTACTTCCGAAGAAGCCGGCTATAGGCAGCGTCTTCCACGAACGACAGGTGCGCTGTCGCTTGTGCGTAGTCGCCAAGGTGATGCTCGTAGTAGTTCACGGCGCAGCGCCCTTCGTGGCCAGGTATGCGATTTCTGCAGCGCTGGACTCCATCTCTCTAACGACCTGCATAGCTTCCTCAGCACATGCGAACGGGTTAGACCAGATCTCCGCCCCAGTGAAACGAAGCACGCGCCATCCATTGGCGGCCAACGTGCGATCGCGAGCCTTATCCCGGGCTGCCTGTTCCTTGGTCTTCTCGTGGAACTCATGGCCGTCGCATTCAATGGCTACGCGAGCGCCACCGCGATGACCGAGCAGGACGATGTCGATGCGGTAGCCATCGCATTCCCACTGAGTTTCGAGCGCCACCATGGGTGTGACCGGCTGACCGTCAGGGAGGCAATCAGCGCGCTCCCACATGTCGAAGCCGATAGCGTGGACGAGAGCGGTTGCCAGCATGGATTCAATCGGCGACTCGCAGCCGTCGACGTAGTAGTTCTTCATCCACTCGCGAAGCGCATCTTTCTTCATGCCGCTCGCTCCAGCGGAAGTTCTGGCTCGACCTGCCCTGGATGGCGGCGGAGTTCGGCGCGGTGCATCTCGTACGCGCGGGCCAGATCGAACTGCGTCTGCTCTTCATCCGAGAGCGGACCGCGCGCGAGCAGCTCACGTTCGCGCCGGATGATCGCTTCGCGTTGTGCGCGGGACGGCATGGCTCAGGCCCTCCGAAGGGTCGTGACGTTCGAAGGCGCCGTGGACGCGGCCAGCACGACATCGGTAAGGCGGTGGTGCAATTGGAGGCCAGCAGTCAGCAGTTCGCCCAGTTGTTGCAGCGCCGGCGCGATGTGCGGGATGTCCGCCGCATCAACCTTGCCGTCGGCGAAGATCGGCGCAAGAGCGGCGGCGGAATCACCGACTTCGCGCAGGAGGTCGGCGAGTTCGCCGCCCTGACTGGCGGGGCTGCTGGATGCGCGTGGATCACGAACCGGAACGAAGCCACGGCGCGCAGACAGGTCTTGCTCGCAACGCTGGCGGTATTCATCAGGCAAAGTGGCGACCCATGAGTCCTCGAGATCGGCCGGGAACGACTTGACCGTGCCGCGGATCAGGCGGTCGATCACCTGGCCGTTATGGCGCTTCGCGGCGATCGCGCTGTCGACGGTGTCGCCCTCTTCCCGCAACTGGACGACACGTGCGGCCGGAGGAGTTGCGCGGAGGTAGTGATCGGCCACCGCTTCTGAAAAAGGGAGGACGCGAATGGCGCCGGCGTGGATGGCTTCGTGGGTGTGCCGCAGGATCGTGCCGGAGCGCGATTCAGCTGGCTGAAGAGGATTCGTCATGGCGGGGCGGCGTCTCAGGCTGTGAGATGCGCGTCATGGAGATGACGCGAGAACAGATCAGTGCGGCAGCGGCAGATCAGGCTGCCTGCTGCCCTGCGGAATCGTCGTTGGCGGCTTCCTCGGAAAACGCCTCCGGGTGGAGCAGCTCGAGGTACTGGCGGCGTGCGGCCGGGATTCCCCGGGTCCGCCACTCGCTCACCGACGGCTGCTTGACGTTGCACATCCGAGCCACGGCGGCAGTGCCGCCGAGTCGGTCGATGAACTTCGAATCGGGATGGGTCGTGTCCATGCCGCCATTGTTAGGCGCGCCTACCGAAAGGGCAATAGGCATTCCTACCGTTCGTCGGCTTAGGCTTACCTAATGACTACTGGACTCAAACAACGCCTTGAACAGGCACTGGAGGCTATGCAGCCTGAGGATCGCCCCAGTCAGGCAGATCTCGCCCGCGCTGCTAGGATCAAGCCCCCGTCCGTGAGTGACTGGTTTACCGGACGGACAAAGACGCTCCGCGGCGAAACGCTGCTCGCGGTCGCGTCAGCCCTTCGAGTGAATCCGGAGTGGTTGAGCACGGGGAGGGGGCCAATGCGCCCAGCCGGGAATTCCAGTGAACCGGTGTTTCGAGTGGCTGAGGCTGGAGGGGCGCACGGCGCAACCAGTGAGATCGAGCTCATAGACGCTCGAGGATCTTGCGGAGGAGGTGCGATCGTGTGGGAGCTGGAAGAGCGACCGCCGCTTGTGAAAGAGGCGGCGTGGTTCAAGCGTTACGGCGTGCGAGCAGAGGACCTCATCGCCGTGTTCGCGGATGGGGACAGCATGGCGGAGTTCATTGTCGACGGCGATATCGTGATCTTCGACACGAGCAAGACAGGCCCGCGCTCAGGGGTGATCTTCCTGGTCGATCATCCTGATGGGTTGAAGATCAAGCGCATGAGGCGCGACATAGACGGTTCCTGGGTTCTGGAGAGCATGAACGCAGACAAGCGCCGATACCCCGACGAGAAGATCCTGCCAGATCAGGCAGACCTATTGCGCATCCGAGGACAATTCGTCTACCGCCAAGGGGGGTAGGACGATGAACGCCGCTGCGAAAGCAGGCCTGATACTCGTGTCCGTGATAGCGCTGGTGTGGGGCTGTTCGCCCAGCGATCGATCCCATCTTGACACTGCATCGGAGGCGACAGCGCCGCAACCATCGGCGCGTGGTCCCAATCAGTCGGCCTTGCTCGCCGCTGTGGAGCGAGGCGTAGCGGCGAGTCCGAAATGGGGAAAGCTGGAGGCGGAGCAGAAGCGTGACGGCTACCGCCTCACGCTGAAGTATCGCGATATGCCTAGCGGGATGCGCGAGGTGGAGAAGGATACGCGGGCCATCGCCCAGGCTGCACTCGATTCAGTGGTTGCCGCGGGTCGCAACCCGCACGAGGAACAGCTGTTCCTCTCCGTCTGGGCCAACCGCCCAGAGCGAGGCGCGACCCGAGCCGAGGTTGTGCGCATGTTCGGTCGGGCGCGCTACAACTGGTCGAACGACCAGATCGAGTTCGAACCCTACAAGTAACGGCTTCGGCCCACCTTACGGTCGAACCGACGAATGGTTAGGTGTACCTATTGACCAGACCGTTAGGCGTGCCTTACCGTAACCCCGTCGCCCTCCCCACGAGGGCAGTCCGAAGGGACCGACGGGAATGGACCAGATCAAGTACGAGGCGCCGAGCGCCGAGGAATACCGGGCAATCCGGTACAGCATCCATCGCGATGTG